ATTGTCAAATGCCAAAGAGACCGAAGAAGAATAGACTGCCAGTGGTTGCATAAGAGACTACTGCAGCAGCAAATCCCATCATTGCCCAACGACCGTTCATCTTCTCTGCACGCTCAGCATATGGTTCATATCCATAACGCTCCATTGCTTCTTTGGTCATATACATGGTTGGTTCTTTGGCAAACATATTCATTTGCCCAAACTCATTTTTAGTAACGGTCATTGGTTTATTAAGATTTACAACTATAATTATATAGTATTGTAACAACCTTTGTCAATGAGTTTTTTGTTATTTTAGTAACCAAATTCCATCAGTTTATCTAATACTTTAGATAAGTACTGGTGGGCTTTCCACTTTTCCCCATTAGGAATATCCTCGTGGTCTAGTTGGTGTTTCAAATTATAGATATGGGCAAGCAGTACGTTCTTGTCCACAGGTCCTCTAGGCATTGTTCTAAATGAGTATTCATTACTAGTTATACCTGAGGAATATCAAAAATGTACCAACCTGTTGCGATATACTTCGTTTGTGTGTGGGAAACCTGACTTCTATGTGTATGAGTCCAGTATGCAGGCCAAATAACCACTCTACCTTCCACTGCTTTTAGTGTGGCTTCTTGATCGATAAATTGTGTACCGCCATCTGGAACATCATTTAGATAAATCATCCAAGCAAGTATCCTCCTACATGCATCTGAATGAGGAAACTCATTATAGTTTCCATGTTCATGATGCCAATTTTTGAATCCCCCACCAGGAGCATACTTCTGAATATTGTAGTAGGGATCTAAATTCCAAGAACTAGAAACGTAATTGATTCCCTTTACTTCTTCGTGATATTCCTCTGTATGATGAACGAGAACTTCCCGAATCAATTGATCTACTGGATCTTCTTCTCTAAAATCTTTGGTCCAATCCGTAGACTGTTTATGTGATTGATCTACTTCGCCACCCCAAGCAACCCCAGCAGTATGCTTCTCTGGGTGCATCTCAAACCATTTTATAACCCTCTCACATTCAATATGCGAGAGGGCATTGTCGCGAACGTAGATAAACTGCATTAGTCTAGAGCACGAATAACTCTCTCACACTTTTCTAAATTCTTTCTACAAAAATTAAGTACATATGACTCAACATCAACTTCCATAGTGTAGTGAGCGTGCATGTGCATACCCTGAATCAAAATTAGAAACCCAACAACCAAAAGATTGAAGTGCGTAACTGGATGAAAGAGAATTTTTTTAATCATAAAAAAGGGGGACCGAAGTCCCCCATATTATAACACAGATTTAGTTGATCAGAAGGTGTACTTCAGACCAGCCTTGGTGCCGTAAGAACGGTCAACACCAGCAACGCCAGAACCAACGAAGGAGACTTCACCGTAAGCGGAGAGATCTTCAGTCAGAGCAACGCCCAGACCTGCCTTACCAGAGGGCACCCAGTCAGAAGAACCACCATCGGGGAGAACCACGGTAGCACCAGCTTGGACATAGTAGGAAGCATCAGTACCCAGAGCGCCTTCGTAACCAACGTGGTTGTCAATCGAAGTGCTGTTGTAGTTGGAACCAGTGAAACCAGAGTTAGCTTCGACGTTCACATAAGGACCTGCAAAAGCAGCGCCAGCGAACAGGGGGGCAGCAGCAGCGGCTGCGAGAACAGATTTAAACATTTGAATTCCTCGTAATTTACTTGCGGAATGGTTACCCGCAGATGAAGGATCGGGTTCGACTTTCCGATCGCGATTAATAGAATACCACATAACCGTGGTCAAGTCAACAAAACGTCTGCGAGTAGTTGAGGCTTTCGTTTGTTGTAAAACGTAACACTAGGTTACGTCCATTTATTTATACTACTTTATTTCTTTAAGATTGTCAAGCCATCGCTGGAGATTGCAGTTCTTGTTGTTGAACTTGGTCTCTTCCCGCGACACGACCCAAATATGGATCGAAATCAGAAATCATATCGATAGTGATATCCGAACCTCGGGTCTCCCAAAGTTCTCTCAAACCATTATGGCTGCCTCTGTGGAAGATCTCAATGTGTTCTGGGTGAATACTCGATCCCAGTTCGATCTTATACAGGAAGATAGGACAGGCATAAGAGGCACCAGAGTTGTAGATGAGATCATCTGCAACAGGACGTGGTTTAACACCATTGTCCAACTTATACTTTTCTCCTCGGCAATGCAAGTCAATCAACTTCTTGGCATGGTGACGAGTAATCACATAACATGCCGTGGAGAAATCATTGATGAATCTGCGATGAATATTTACATGCAGTTCTCCAGGACAAATGATGGCGACTTGAACCACGTCCCAATCATATGGGACTCTAGACATAAACTGTCGCCAAGTAAACGTCCAATACTTAGCAATACTGATGTCACAATCATCTTCCATCATGATTGCATATGGTGCATCAGTTTCCTCATAGAAGTGTTTAATAGCCTTCAAGTGAGAGGTTAGACACCCAATCTCTCCAGAGGAAACCTGTTCTGGATATCGTCCTTGGATAATTTCACTTAAATCACTACCAACGTCAGGTCTACCATCATAAGCAGAGATACGAGTGTAGTCTTCGATTTCCCAATACTTAAGTTGATCTTCCATCCAAGCCCATCTCTCTGGTTGATCATCCAGATTGATGACATACAGAGGACCAAACCCCTTCAGTTTATATGCTGATTTGTTCTTATCCATTTGGTTCGATGTCAAAAAAGAATACCTGTGTAAGTCTGCTAGTTTCTATACTATTCCCAAAACCAGGAATCGTACTTCTATGATACATTATATCGCCTCTATATGCAACTAATCTATTATAAACATTACCAATGCGGATATCTTCTGCATAGTCTCTGATATCTACTCTATGATAGATTGAAGTTCCGGCTTTAAACGGAGCATCTGGAGTTAGATATAGGACTGCGGCCCATTGAGATCCAATGTCCCTATGAACCCATGTCTCCGTGTCTTCATCGCATGATTGGAAATGGAACGTATCATTATTCCAATTCCATTTTATCTTTGCGTTAAAAATTTCCTCAAATCGTTTTGTAATTCCAGTCTCATACTCCCCAGATGCCCTATTACTACTTCGTACACCAGGAACATGCTTATCGTATTTGGTGTACTCAAATTCGGTTAAAGCAAGGTTCCTGATGTAGTCAGGGGCATCTAAAAATTTATCTACAACTATTAAATTACGATCCATCCTTCACAATAGAGATCTTTAGTGTCCTTATCTGCATAGTCTGGACCAAACCACATCTTAGGTGCAACAACAGGTCCACGACCGTTCTGCAACCAGGCACCCCACCAGGACAGAGAAGAGTTAGCAATGACAGCACCGCTGCAGAGACTCATGATACAGAGGTCCACAAAGGGTTCATACGAACCATCCTTATACTTGTCCGTAGGTTCAGAGACCATGAACCTATCATCCTCAAACATCTCCTGCTCTTTAACCCACTCAGGAGAGTCAGAACAGATGATTACGGGTTGATCCTCAGGGAAGTTCTTCAGAGCTTCCTCGTAATAGGCCAACGGTTGTGGTGGATGTTGTGACGAACACTGCGTATACGACCACTTAAATCCCCTAGCATCGACAAGATTAGGATCACCCCTACGGACATGGAGAAAGAGAGGCGCTTGATCAAGAGAACCCATAAGTTCCTTGACAGGATTGAGGATCGAATCGTGGAAAGTGAAGTCTTCTCTAATCTCATTTTTGATGTTAGCAAAGTACTTCTCCGTCTGGAAGAATCCAAACAAACTCACATCGTTGGGACACATACGATGCAGTTCTTCATCGAAGTGAAAATGTTTTTCAACAACGACAGGAGCATGTCCATTATCTAGGACGTGAAGATTTCTCCTCGTCACATTGGGAAGAGTGAAAGCTCTGTGTAGACTGTAGTTATCCACACGACTGCTTTCAAAAGGAGGAATACCAAATTCGTATCCACGCATTGCGGCAATGCCTCTCACCGCAGCATACTGGAACATCTGGTTTCCCAGTCGTCCCAGATTACCCATATTATTAAAGGCTAGCATTTAATTCGTTCCCCCGTCGTTTGATGTAGTCAAGTGTTGAATAGTATTTTGTAAGACTTTCTTTGTCTTGTGTGCGAATCCAGTTCCATAGTCTATCATTAGCTTGGAACTTAGGATTATGATAGTGGGAATTGAAAGTTCTACCATGTTCAAAGTGATAGATGTCATCAATGACTCTACCGACTTTAAATCCAAATAGATTTAGGCGATAATAAAACTCACAATCTTCCGCTCCCCAAGAAATAAACTCTTCATTCCAAAGACCAGCAGATACCTCACATGATTTGGTGATCATCTGTCCCCAACCAATGGAGGATGGGATACGAACTTTATTATCCTTTAGAACATCAAAGTCAAAGTCACTTCCATCATGAGATGAAAGGAACTTATCTAACAGTTGGTCACCATAGTTAACAGCCCACTGATAGATTCCGCATCCAAAAGGATAAACAGCATCAGAACCTTCTTTAGTGATGGAATGGTATGCAAGTTCATGACTATTCTTAGGTACTACAACATCCACATCATGATTATACACGATTGGAGTATCTGCGGCTACACAGAGATCATTGAGAATTCTAGTCTTATGAAAGAACTTCTCCTCACTCTCCTCAAAGATATGTTTGAGTTGACTAGTGTCACCAACATACTTTTTAATTTGAGGAAGAGCATACTCTTTAAAATTAGAAGTGGTATCTACTTCTTTGATTAGAACTTTTGCCTCTGGAAAGTTCTTAAGTAGATACGTTACTGATGTAATTACATTGCGGAGACGATCGTCCGTCTCAATTCGACAAGGCAGGAGATAAGTTAAATCTTTCATTCTGGAGTCACTGGGGTTGGGTCATTGTGTACCTTCACCCATCTTTCAGGGATCATATCCTTCATGTTGTAGTGTGCGTATGCAGGACCGAACCAAGGGTCAGGAGCGACTACCTTAACGTCAAGACCCTGCAACCATGCGCCCCACCAACTCAGAGAAGAGTTAGCGATAATCGCACCACCACACATACTCATGAGACAAAGGTCAATGTAGGGGACTGAGGCACCGTCTCCGAACTCTTCATAAGAAGCATCAGAGAAATAGAATCGATCACCCTGCAACCAAGACTGTTCCTTGCACCAATCAATAGTATCAGAAACAACAACGACTTTCTTGTCGTCTGGGAACATCTCTAAAGCTTTAAGATAATATTCAGCTTTACAGAGTGGGTGGTACTCTTGCACCATCTGATAAGACCATTTCTCCCCTCGGCGCCCAGTAAGATTTGGAGAACCGCGACGAACGTGCAGAAAGATGCACTCATCACGTCCACCAAGAGAATCAATAAACTCTTTACACGGCTCCGAATACGCCTTCTTAAAAGTAAAATCCTCACGGATAGACGAGGCGATGGCCTCGAAATACTTTTCTGTTTGGAAGTTGCCTGAGAAGTTTGTGTTATCTTCGCATTCATTGAAAATCTGTTCGTTGAAGTGCATGTCACGATACTCAACCTTCTTGGCAAAGAATGGTTCCCCAGTATTTTTACTGAGGTCACAGTTGGCGAGTTCAAAACAATCAAATAGGCCGTAGTTATCTAATCGATCTGCGTCGGGACCAGGAATGATCCAGTTGAATCCACGATTAGAGGCAACGCCACGAACAAAAGCATACTGAAACATCTGGTTACCCAGACGACCTTCGTTGCCAAGACCCTGAAATGAAATAGACATCTATTATTTACTCCAATCTAAAGTTTCCCAATATGCGGGTACGAGTTGACTAGTGTCGAGATGAGACATAGCAGTACCAAACCACTTCTCTGGATTAGGTGCTACCACTTTCCCACGACCTTTCTGTAACCATGCACCCCACCAAGAGAAGGAAGAGTTAGCAATGATTGCACCGCTACAAAGACTCATCAGACACAGGTCAACCTGAGGCAGAAGAGTGTTCTGCATCTTACCTGTACCATCGATGGTCTGGTACTGATACCTCTCAGGATTATCATTGAACATGAATCTATCCTGTTTGAAGAACTCCTGAGACTTGCACCACTCTAGATCATCAGTGAATACAAAACAAGGAGTGTCTTCGGGGAATTCTTTTAGCGCGTCTTCAAAGAACGAAATGGGAAGGATGGGATGGTACTCTTCTCTGCCGATGTTGTCAGACTGACGAACATGGAGAAAGATAG